GTCAAGTTTAACCGCTTGGCTCGGGTGCACAACAGAGGCTGGGCCGGAGCAACGACTCTCCGGAGCAACTATTGTATCATGACGCGACCGGAACACCGGCCCCCGAGAAGGGGGCGTAGGTGTCCAGTAGCCCAGAAGTACGATACTTGTGGATTGGACCGCCGATTCGTTCTGTGCCTCTTGGTTTTCGTCTTCATCGAAGTCGAAATCCGCGTACGGGTCTTCGACCACGGGCATGGACTCAAACATCTTAGCCTGAAGCGCCTCCATAGACTGGTAATAAAGTTCCCAGTCCTCCGGAAGCGCCTTATGACGAAGAAGTATGGCCTCCGCCGCCTTCCGATCCCAATTAAGTAGATCGGGGTCAAAGTTCGCACGCAGGAATTCCTTGAGCGCACCAGATCGGAACCGAACGTCCAAACCATCGTGTGACCAGGAATCAAGGAGATGACGAAGGAATTTTCCTTTATCAGCCTTGTACTGTTCAACACGCTCCTCCGCCTTATCAGCTAAGCTGTAGTAAACCCAGAAAGCTGGAGAAAACATCACTAGGATCATCGAGACCGCTCCTACAAGGGAACCACGAAATAAGTCAACTGACTTCCAGAATCTGGAAGCCAGGAGATCCATTTGGTCCTCCCGTGAAAGGGGGGGCGATGTATTAGCAGATTGCCGATACAGAGTATCGACTAATCCGCTTAACTTATATCGAGGATGGTGAGGGAAACTCGTGAGCCAGGCGGCCTTGAACCAAGGCCCACTGACCGAGTCCCATAAACCGCCATCCGGACCGGTTACCGAAGAAAGGATGGGTGCCAACCATTGCGACATCCATTTAGATGGACGAAGCATGTGGAGGAACCCAACCAGGTCTCGGACAACGCGAGTGGAAAAGACAAAGTCTCTGTTCAGGGCATCCTGAATAAGAACGACTAATATACGAGGATTACGAATTACCGACAAAATCAGCCCCGGACCCATCGGAGATAAATCTCCGAGATGGGGGTGGACCCACCGTTTAGCAAACTCTAGACATCCCGATTCCATTTCGAATGACTTCGATATGTTAATCGAGACTCCTAAGTCTGTTATTAGGGTGTGGTAGGCAGAAGCAACAGCATCATCGGCAATGATAATATCATCACCGAGGAGTGCATATTGCTCAAACCAAGCTTTATGGCCGACTCTTCGAGCTGCAATCTGTACCAGGATATGGTGGCAGATGGCAAGCATAGCCCAGGAAGACAGTGCTCCCATAGGCTGACCAACCGCATAAAAGACGGGTTTACCCTTAAGATACCAAGGCCGAACTACAAGTAGAGCAGCCCAGTGATAAGCCCAAGAGACCCCTAGGGCCTCGAGGACTTGTACCTGAAAAGAAACAGGAAGTCTATCCGTCGCTGCAGACAGATCATAGGAATAGACCTTAGCTCCGGAAGCTCGGACATACGCTATGAGACGGTGGACAGGTGCCAACTGATCGAAGGTACCGTCCTGAGGAATAGATTTCAGAATGTCGAAACATGCATCATGGAGGGGCCGCAGGAGAACCTGGGTCCACCAATCTGTAATGGCGACAATCCGAACCTTTCCTCTCGCCTCAAAGAGTGTGACTAAGCGACCTAGGAACCGAGGAAAGTTCTTAGATACTGCCAGCACGGGAACCAGAGGGAGGCTCACCAAAATCGTAAATAAGTTCCAAGCGAGAAGAACCCATGCCTTCTGAGCCCAAGCTACAGCTAGCCAATGGAACCACGTAAGTGGATCCCGGAGGAAAGCAATAGCATCAAGGCCAAGAGACCATGTGGAATGCTTTGAGTTTGGACCTGCGGACTCCGAAAGGTAGTTCCAGGAAACCTTTGCGAGAGCTAGACCCTTAGGTAACAGACCAACGGCAGAATTCACCTCCCAAATTGAGAGAGTGATGCTTGCTCCTGTAAAGGGACCGGTAACGGTCTCCAATTTTAGGACTGGGGCACAGCCAATTACTCTGTAGACCGAAAGGACGGACAAGGTAACTTTAATTACACTTAGGGAAAACGCATGGTATTCACCATTTAACTGGTGGAAGATCACGCGCAGATCCTTCGGTAGTAATAAAGGCAATCCTGCCCGCGTCAAACCGACTCGGACAGAGGACCCAGATTGAATGAGGCGTTTGCCACCTACGAATAACACAATAGCTCTACAAGCTATGGCAAGATACTGGGAAAGCCAAAGCGTCCCATTCTCCGACCATAGACGAAGTAGTTCTTTGTGCATAGGTAGGAAGCATCCTTTCCACAAGCGACGCAGTCCCATCAGCCACACTGGAAGCATCATGAAGAACAGAAGCTCACGTTTTCTGATCCAACGTGATGTGCGGATTTTCCGACTGTTATTCATCATAATAAAATTGTGGTGTTAATAGTTGGGATTCGCGACCAGATAACCTTACACCGGTCAGAGTATTTCATCTGGCAGCTTGGGGAATATAAGGCCTAACGGGGAGGGTTCTCCTCCCAATAGCTTGACCTACCCAAAGGTCCACCTCTGGGTATCGGCCCTAATCAGGATAAAAGATAATATCCTAGAAAAGGACTGCGGTGGGGCTGACAAGCCAGTAATAAGTAGTCTTCAACAGTCGTTAGACTGTCTGGGGCCACTCGTGAACTCCTC